GAACGATGACCATTTTCCAAATTCGGGTGTACTATTTAAGTCACGCAAATACGAGAAAGCAGCATAAGGCACCAGCCATTCTTTGTTTGCTTCAAAAAATGTTTTGTAATCATCGGAAGCAAAAATGGCATGACTTTCTTGCGGAAAAATGGCTTTAATAAACTCCCATTTCACATTCATCACATTTTCATAATCGGAAAACGTTTTGGCATTGAGTTCTTGCTTTTGAGTTTCAAAATAGGCTTTTAGTTTATTGTCTTTCAGTTTGCCCAAGGCTTCCAAATGCAGATAAATAGGGTGCAATGCATATACCGACACAGCATTGTACGGATACGAATCGTAATTGGTATGATATAAAATTGTATCGTTTATTGGCAGTGTTTGTATAAGGCGTTGACCGGTTTTCTTAGCCCAATCTACCATTTTCTTTAAATCGTTGAATTCGCCAATGCCAAAGCCGTCCTCGCTGCGAAGTGAAAAAACCGGAATAGCAACACCAGTTCCTTTCCAGGAGGGAATGGTACGTAAAAAATGTTCTTGTGTATCTACTGTCAGTTCCTGAGGATTTGCTGAATTTAGAACCCGATTTGGACCACCACCCCAAGCCAGAACTTTATCGGTTTGAGTATCCACAATAAGGTATTTATACTCTAACGGGAACGTGAATTGTTGGACATTGAAAGCGATACTCCAAACTGGAAAGTTGGAATCATCCAATCGGACTTTGCGTGTTTCATCCCAATTCCCTAAAATATCTTGGTTTCCAATAACTGCAATATGGCGATTTGGTTCCATTTGGGGACAGTTCAATCGAAGCACTAAATTGGCATCCTTTGGCGGAATAATTGTTTTTGATTTATTTCTCTTAAAAAAACATTCGGAAAAAGCAGCGGAAACAAATGGAGAATCACCAAAAGGTCCACGCCAGTTATCATGAACTTTTACAGTATCATTTGCAAGAGTCAACTGAATAGAGCGAATCTTACCATATTCGTAGTCTAATGTTTTATCGGAATTAAGAATGGCATATTGATAGGAAATGGACGAAACAGTTGAATCAATCGATATTTCTGCTGTCCATTCAAAATTCTTATTGCATTGCATTACTACACCTTGAGTAGAATCGGGCAATGTATGTTCGGAGGAATGCAATATAAGGTACAAAGATTGTCCCCATTGCGTTATATAGTGTATTTTGAATTTAATTATCATAATCTTTGCACAAAGTCTATTTGGGTACAAATTTACAAAAATAATGTGCAAAAAAAAAGCGAGAAGAGAATACTAAGCAAAGAAAGGGTGCAAACGATTGAAAAAAAAGAAAAACCTTCTCAGATATCGTGTTGACGACTACGCTAAGAAGGTTTTAATGAGGTACTTGGCGTACTAACCCCTTTGTTCATTATCAGTCTGTTATATTTTTTTGGTCTACAAAAGGTCTACATTTTCAAAAAAAACACTCAAAAATTGAATGCAATAAAATAGAGTTCCCACTCTATTCGAATAGAAATATATATACTTGATTACCCTACTTTCGCACCGTTCCCTGGTGCATTGGCGTTTTTTAAACGTTCAACCTCTCTTGTTAATTCAGTTATCTCTTTTTGCTGCCCAAACATTATTTTATAGCATCCTTCTAAATCTGTAGGTAGTCCATATGTTTCAGGTGGTGATGAAACTACAAGGGTTTCACTATTACTCTCATTATTATAAAAGTAGTTTATATCTTTTCCATATAATTCAGCATATTTTGCAAGCGAATCAACTGAAGGAAATGAATCTCCCCTGGCTATTTTACCAACCATATTCGCATGCTGTTTAACCGCCTCCCCTATTTGAATATTGGTTCTTTTGTCTCTATTGATTAAATCAATGAGTTTTAGACTATTATATGCAAGTTTATTTTTAACCATTCTAAATTACATATCATGTTGTTATTTTATGATAACAACATAGTGTTATTTACAAACATTAGTTGTATGTTTGCAGTACCAAATTAGCACTAAAAATGACACTGACAAAGCAAACAGACGAAAATTTTGAAAAAATAATCTTTAAAGACTATTTTAATGCACTTCCAACTGATGACGATCGGAATTATATACGCGATATCATGTTTCCAAAATACATGGCTTATACTACTTTTTATACAAAAGTGAGAGAAAATACATTTACAGAACTTGAATTAGAAAAATTGGAAGGAATAACCCTTAAAACTTTTGAAAGATGATGAATCTACGTGAATTTGAATATGTGGTAAATAATAAAGGTGAAGTTATTGTCACCGAGGAAGGTGAAAAATCTTACATTTTCAACCAAACGCACAGGCATATTGTAACCGGTTGGCTCGAATACCTTCAGGAAGAATATCCAGAAGCTTTAGTTGCTCTGGAAAACCGATATACTCAAAGTCGTATCAACCGTATGTTTTTCGAATTTCAAATTGTCCGTATGTGGATAAAACTTCACCTTGGCCAAATGGACGCTTTGCTTGATGTGGATGAAGAAGGTACTGTGAATTTAGAATACGCCTATTGCGCCCAACGCGGGGAATGCAATATATGTAATTTACAGAAGGCCTGTTATCCGGTCAGATCTACCAAACTACGCAAAGCAGAAATTAATGTACTTCGCCTTATTGTATCCGGGCTGGATGAATCCCAAATTGCCGAAACACTAAATAACTCAGTAAATACAGTTAAGAACCACCGGAATAACATGCTTAAAAGGTTGGATCTGCATAAAACTTCCCAGTTGATTGAGTATTGGAATAAAAATAAAATGAGATAAGCCAAAAACAATGGTTGCCACTACCCGTAAGGATGTGGAGAATGTACTGCAATCGCTCCTGAAACCCGACCACAACCATTTTTTTTCTTTGGATCAACTTAATAATAAATATAAACTTAACAAATTACGGCAATGAAAAAAACAATTAAACTCATGGAACAACTCCAGGAACATTTGGAAGAACAAATTTCAACACGCGAAGAAACATTTGAAACCCGTTCAGAAAAATGGCAAGAATCCGAAAAAGGAGAAACATTTAATGAATTAACAGGTAGACTTCAGGAAATGCTTGATGAAGTAATTGATTGGCAAATGGAATTAGGAGAATAATTCTTCAACTCAACATAGCAACCAGACCAACTGAAATCAGATAATATTCAGAAAAATGTAAGGTTGCCACTACCGGTACAGGTAGCTAGGAATATCTGACCGGTAGTTTTTTTACTTGAATACTTAGCCCAAAGTAATATGCAATAAGCATTAGAGGGCACTATATAAGAAGATGATTGGATAAAAATGCCTGCGGTAATATCGCCGCAGGCTTATTATAAAACTCTGATTATGCCAACAATAAAAAAACCTGCAGCACTTGCCTGTGTATATGTAAATGGCGAAGTTCGTTATCGCGAATCGTGGGCTTTAGCTAAAACCCACGAAAAACAACTTCAACATTTAGGACATGTGGAAGTTCACGATGCCAGGCATTACGTGGGTGTAGATTATTGCAAAAAATGCGGTGTGGGCTTTCGAAATCCCTATTTGGCAACTTACGAAAAACATGATTACTGGCACTGCCAGGATTGTCACCAAATTAATTATATCAACTAAAAATCAAAATATAAATAATTTTAAATCAATTTATTATGAAATTAAAAGAATTCAACACAAGTAATTCAAAAATGGCTTTACCCGGAGAGCCAACTTTGCGCATTAATTCAAAGGCTGGTTTGTTGGGATTTTCCAAGGCTGCCTCAGTTATTTTGGGTTTGACGGATCAAACAAAAATCATATTCGTTCAAGACGAAGACAATCCTACCGATTGGTATATTAAAATCACATCAGAGGAAAACGGTTTTTCACTTCGTAGAAAAGAAAATACTTCGGAATTTGCCTTCAATAACACTCCTATTGCAAAATTGATACTTGAAAGTATTAAAACAGATAGACTAAAATTAGCCTTTAAAGCCTGTGGGTTTAAAATCTGTAAAACACCGGTGGAAATTGAAAACGAAAAATATTGGTTGATTATTACTGCAGATCCATTGAATCCACGTTCATAAATCAATACATTATGTGTGAAAATCAAATAAAAATTGAAAGTCCGGACGGTAAATTCGAAATTAAAGTAGGGCGCGTAAAAGAAGGAAGTTTGAACTTAATTGTCAACTTCAACACCATTATTTACATGAATTTTGCGCTGTTGCTTGCGTTTAATCCGTATGTAAAAAAAATAGTTTCCATTCAAAATCACGATGATTTTTTGGGCGGCATTTCATTGGAAGTAACTGAGGACTTCGATTATCAGTTATTCAAAGAAAGTCTGATTAATGAGATGGAGGTTGCATTACGATGAAAACAGCAATTATTATCGGTATTGTGCTTTTTGTGATTGTCAATAGTTTGTTTGTCGTTTTTTGCTACAATATTGCAAAAAGACAGGTAAAAACGGAAAAAGAAAAAGAAACCATTAAAGGATCACCCGAATGAAAACTCCTGCACAACGACGCTTCGAAACCGAAGCGCAGCGCAAAGCTGACGAACGCGATCAGAAACACACAACGGTTCTGCTTTGGTCATTTTTAATTTTTATTTTGGCTTGCCTGGCATATAATTTTTTAAAATCACATTATTTATTATGAAATCAAATCACGACCTCTGGAAATACGTCTATATATTCCTTCTTTCTGCGGCTTTTCTATTCATAATATTTATCGTATTAAAAGCTTCCAATGAATCATTGTAATGATATTGATTGCCCACATTGCGGACAATCTTACTGTGCCCGGTGCAATCCACTGCACTGCCCCGACTGTGGCAAACCAACTGTAATTAACACCCTAATTTTTAAATAAATAATCATGAAAAAACAAGTATTAATTGAAGAATCAGAAGCTCGTAGCATGCATAAGACTGCGACACCTGAATTTAAAAAACTGCTTGAGACAACTTTTGGAAAAGAGTTTTTCTCAACTAAAATTACTGATCGTATAAAATCATACGAAGATGCATGCGAGGAACTTGGTATTAGTCCTTGGACTGAAAAGGATTTTAGTACATCAGGGTTGACACCTGATGAAGTTACTTATCGTAAAATCAAAACTATCACTCAAGCACTCAACGAAGGTTGGAAAGCTGACTGGACAGATAGTAATCAATACAAGTATTACCCTTGGTTTCGTATGTCTTCCGGTGGGTTCGTTTTCTATGGTACGAGTTCCGACTACTCGTATGCGGTTGCGGGTGACGCCTCGCGCCTTTGCTTTAAAAGTTCGGAACTGGCTAAATATGCCGGAGAACAATTCTTACCATTATATTCGGATTTTATCATTTAATCAATAATCGCCGAAAGGCATAAACAATTTTACTCACATGGAAAAACAAGAAACAACAATGGAAAGCATCAAAACTTTAGAGGATGCTTGTAATGCAACAGGAATGCCTGCAACTCCTGAATTTAGTGAAGTCCCTGAAGAAATGCGTGAATTTTTAAAGGCTCTATATGCAGCCGTAATAATTACCAAAGCTTTGGTCGGTGATTGGAAAGCTGACTGGACAGATAGTAATCAATACAAGTATTACCCTTGGTTTCGTATGTCTTCCGGTGGGTTCGTTTTCGTTAATACGGATTGCGAGAACTCGCTTGCGATTGCGGGTTACACCTCGCGCCTTTGCTTTCCGACTGAAGAGATGGCTGAGTATGCAGGTAAACAGTTTACGGAAGTTTATTCACAAATTATTCTGAAGTAAAAAATAAGGGCTGTTTGTCTTTGTGAGGTTGTCTTCCAGTGGGTTCGTTTTCAATAATACGAATTACGAAAACTCGAATGCGAATGCAGGTAACACCTCGCACCTATGCTCTAAAAAATTACAAAGACAAAGGCCTTGCCTCATGGCAAAAAATAACAAGTTCAAACGGTGTTAGTAGGGAAACCGAACGCTCTAATTAGAAAAGCAAAGTATAAACTAAATAATTAAGCCATGTACGATTTTATAAATCAATACGCAAATATCATGTACAACAGAAACTTAAAAAGTTTTGGAACGATAGTTATAGTAAATGATATTATAAACGAGGTTTACGCAATAGGATTCAATTCTAAAGAAGATGTAATAAAAAAAGTCAGAGATATAATTTTCAAAGAAAAAAGGCGAATTATAGCATCACAGCAACAACGGAGTAGTAGAAATGTAATAGGAGAAAAGATTTGTAATAAATGCAATAAAAGCAAGTCATTTTCAGAATTTTACAAAAGATTCGATAAGCGAAACGGTTTCAGGTATTTATGCAATAATTGTATGGAATGCGAAATAATTCGACGCTCCGAATACAATTCAAGAAAAAGAAATGAAAAGAAAAAGGAACTTGTACAATACGATTTGCAGTACTGAAAATTTATATGCTGCATACCTGAAGGCAAAGCAGGGAAAGGCTAAATCTTACGGCGTAAGACTTTTTGAAAAGGATTTGGAAAATAATATGAGCAAACTGCATGAAGATTTAGTTTCCGGAACTTACCGAACTTCGGAATACAGTGTATTCACAATTTACGATCCGAAAGAACGTGAAATATATAGGTTACCGTTTCGGGATAGAGTAGTTCACCATGCAATTATGAACGTAATGGAACCGATATGGACAAGTATTTTCATTCAGCATACTTACAGTTGCATAAAAGGCAGGGGAATACATGCTGTTTTAATGGTAATTAAACGAGATTTAAAGGACTTTGAAAATACGCAGTATTGCCTTAAACTTGACATAAAGAAGTTTTACCCAACGATTGACCATAATATACTGAAGGTGATTATCCGGAAGAAAATAAAGGACACAAAGCTTCTGGATCTGCTCGATGGTATTATTGATTCAGCTCCCGGAGTTCCCATTGGTAATTACTTGTCACAGTTTTTTGCAAATCTATACCTCAGTTATTTTGATCACTGGATAAAGGAAACTAAAGAGGTTAAATATTACTATAGATACGCTGATGACGTGGTGATACTTGCACCGGATAAGCCTTATTTACATGCATTATTAGCAGAAATAAACAATTACATGACTACCGAATTAAACCTTCAGGTAAAAGGCAATTATCAAGTATTTCCGGTTGCAGTTCGTGGAATTGATTTTGTGGGTTATGTCTTCCGGCATACGCACATATTAATGAGAAAATCGATTAAAGTCCGGTTCTGTAGAAAGGCTGCAAAACTCAATAAGAAGAAACTTGATCCAAAAGCGTACAAAATACAGATTAGCCCTCACCTTGGCTGGGTAAAACACTGCAATTCAAAACACTTACAAAAAAAGATACTCAAACATGAAGAAATTTTCTGACCTTGGGATAAAGCCTGAAGAGCAACAAAATATATTTCCGGTGCAAAAGATATCAATCACAGATTTGACTAACTTAGAAATTGAAATACTTGATTTTGCACCAAATGTAAAGACTCAATTCGGAGAAGGAAGATATGTTGTCCGGATCCGGGTTGAAAATGTGGAAAGAAAGTTTTTTACGAATGCAAAACCAATAAAGGATGTACTGGATAAGGTAAACAAAGCAGATTTCCCATTTACAACAACAATTAAACCGATAAAATTTGGAACCGGAAACGGTAAAACATTTCAATTTACCTAAAAATCAAAAATATGATAATCACAAGCATTTCAGAAGATAAAAATACAGTTGTCATAGGTGATAACGTATTTGAATTTGTAGAAGAAGAAAGATTAAAATCTTCGTGCATTAAATGCGCTTTTCTATTTACTGAAGATTGCGGTCCAATACCATGTATGCCTCATAGCAGGAAACCGGTTGACCGTAAAGAAGGACATTTTGAACTAATAAAGCCATGAACCTAAAATCACATATCCCCACGTCGGCCAAAGATGATTCCTGGTACAATCATTATGTCAGTAAAATAGGCGAAGAAAGCTTATTTAAAATCAAAAATTACATATATGATCTTTGCGATAAGCTAAAGGTTGGCGAACACCTCGATATTCAAACTTGGATTGATCATACGCATAAAAAATGCGCTCATTTCAAAGATTGGATGCCTCTGGACTCGACCGATTTATTTATAAAAATAATTTGGTGCTACATGACCGAGAGCAACGGAACTTATTGCTTTAGTAATGATTATTCACAATTTAGAAATTACATCAATGCACGAACGCTGGACAAACAATCTTCCCTACATAACAGAGAATATCAGGATAAAAACACCTGAGCAAATGGCGGAGGATCTTGGATGCAAACTATCGGAACTGAAACTGTTCCTGCTCCGTGAGCGCTTGTTTATTATCCGAAATGAGAATAACCATATTCTCCGGCTTCTCCGGAAAAAAATAATTTATCCGGAATACTTCAGCCCAACGGCTCGATTTTACGAAGCTACCGGCATTCGACGGCGTCGGTTCTGGCAGTTATACCGTGGCGAAGCTGTGCCGACAGCCGAGGAACTGAAGGCTATAGCTCGACACCTCGAAATTCCCAGCGAAGAAGTAATTGATTGGTTGCAACTTGAAATATGGTAAGTTATGTTTTTTAAACCCGAAGATACCCGAAAAATATTAGATGAAACAAACCATAAGTTGGTGGAGGTTATTGGTGATTATGTGCCGTTGAAAAAGAAACCTCATGCCAATAAATACACTGGAAAATGTCCGGTGTGTGGTTTACCCGATGCATTGCAAGTTGATCCTCCGGCAGGTATCTACAAATGTTTTAAATGCCAGAATTGCGGTGGAAATGATGCCGTTGGATTTCTGCGTAAATATCAAAATATGAATTATCCGCAGGCGCTTGAGCACTTGATGAATAAATTCAGTGTGGTAATAGTAGGACCGGAACCGAAGCCGGCTCCTAAACAGCCAAAGAAAGACGAAAAGCCTTATTGCGACATAATGATGTCACAATCGGGGTTGACAAAAGATGATATCACGGCATTCGTTCGGCCATTCGAGCATATAAAACCAAAGCTCGTTCCAATCTTCCGGAAGGGAACACATAATTCCGCTTTCGAACCCATTGCTGATGGTGACGATGTGATTATTGATTACTACGATCTGGACGGAAACCCGGTACTTTTTGAAGTAAAGAAAAAAGGTAATCCCACCGGTAAGAAAAAACTATTTTTCCGTGTGCGATATCAGTTCCCGGACGAACATAAAGACGAAAAAGGAAAATCGGTAAAGTATCGAAGTCCGTATGGCTCAAGCAACTTTATTTTTATTCCTGACAAGATCAGGCAGATGCATTCCGAAGGAAAAACAATCGATCGGTTGTTTGTTCAGGAAGGCGAAAAAAAGGCTGAAAAAGCCTGTAAGCACGGTGTTTGGTCTATTGGTATTTCAGGGATCAATAACCTGGCACAAGATCAACATCTGCCGGAAGATTTTATTCGCATTATTCGCGATATGGAAGTGAAGCAAGTAGTATTGCTGTTTGACGGCGACTACAACGATTTGCATCACGATATTAAAATTACGGACAATGTTCAGAAACGTCCGCTTAATTTCTATTATGCAGCCCGCAATTTTGGCGAATATATGTCAACCCTCAAGGGACGGCAGCTGGTGGTTCAGCCTTATGTTGGCCATATCAACAAAAACGAAAATGGCGACAAAGGCATTGATGATTTATTGAGTAATACGCTGAAAGGCAAAGAGGAAGATTTGCGCTTTGACATAGAAAACCTCATGCTTCAGAAGAGTCTGAAAGGTGACTACATGACGCTGTACAAAATAAATACCATTAATCCGGAGTATAAGCTGTCCGAAATATGGAGTTTGCATAGTGCTCAGGCATTTGCTGAAGTTCATAAAGAAGCACTTTCAAAATTTTCGGAGTTCCGGATTGGGAAACATATCTGGAAATTCAGCGAAGAAGGAAAGCTGGAGTCGGCTCAACCGCTCGAAGAAGAAGAAAAATACTGGAATAAATCGTGGAACGAACGTTCTCAAAAAAATATCTATGAATTCAAGTATGTACGCTGTTGCCGCTTCCTCCAGAACCGTGGTTTTGGTCGATACAAACAGCTTGGAGGCAAATCGTTTGAATTTATACACATCACACACCCTTTTGTTCGTACGGTGGAACCGTTCGATGTCAAGGATTATGTAATGGATTTTACCCGCGAGCTGGACGATGAGGAAATACTCGAAATGCTTTTCAAAGGATCTGTTCAATACTTAGGACCAAACAACCTTGGCAACCTGATAGATTTCAAACTTCAGTTTGAAGAATCAAAAACCGACTACCAGCGATTTTACTTCCGTGACAATTTTTGGGAGATCAGGGATAATTCCATAAAAGCGTTGGATTATACCAATGTTTCATACCTTATCTGGACGGATCAGCGGCAATCGTTTCCGGCAACCATTGAAAAACCGCTTATCAAAGTCTGGAAAACTCCTGAAGGAAAATACGATTACAGCATTAGCGATATCGGAAAAAAATGCCAGTTCCTCCGGTTTTTGGAAAATACGTCGAACTTCACCTGGCGAAAGCAAAAGCAGAAAGAAGAAGGCGACATGGTGGAGATTACTGAAGAAGATATCTACGAAAATAAACACCATTTAATTTCAAAACTTGCAGCCATTGGTTACCTGCTTATCGGGGCAAAAGATAGTTCAAACGCCCGGGCAGTGATTGCCATGGACGGCAAGCAATCGGAAGTTGGTACCAGTAATGGACGTTCCGGAAAATCTATCGTGGGCGAAATGCTAAAGTTTATAAATCCAACCGTTCCAATTAATGGCAAAAAACCGGACTTAGACACGGATAGTTTCCTGTGGGATGAAATGACCGAAAAAACAAAATTTGTTTTCATTGATGACGCACGAACAAATTTTAACCTGGAATGGTTGTTTGCCTGCATTACCGGCGACTGGACAGTGAACTACAAAGGTGGCCGGCGTATAACGGTTCCGTTTCACCTGTCGCCAAAGATATACATCACCACCAACCATGCCATCAACGGCACCGGATCATCATTCACCGATCGCCAGTGGCTTATTGCATTCAGCGACTGGTATAATGACAAACATAAGCCTATTGATGATTTTGGAAATAGATTTTTCACGGAGTGGGATGGCGAACAATGGAATTTGCAATGGAATTTACTATCGATGTGTATACAGGTTTACCTTCGCTTTGGCGTGGTGGAAGCTCCTCAGGAACGCCTGGCTTCGCGTAAACTCCGGCAGGATATTGGAGAATCATTCCTTACCTGGGCCGATGAATTCTTCAGTAACAAAGAGAAGATTGGCGTTAAGCTTAAGAAGAAAGCCGACATGTACGATGAGTTTATCAAGTTTGGTGGCCATAATATGAAGTACGAAACGATATCGCTTTTCAAGAAAAAAATAAAGTGGTTCTGCGAGCTTCGTGGCTTCAAGTTTAATCCACATTTGTACGATCAGACATCAGGCAAAGCGCTGCGCTACGATAAAGACGGAAACCCCGTAGAGGATGACAAATCGAACGGAATAGAATCAATCATGATCGGAGAACCCGGGCAAGTGATGATTGTAAAATCAGAAACAACTGCCGGCGGAATAGTTCCTGCAGGAGAAGATGATACACCTTTTTAAATAATACGAATATGACAGTAAAAGAATTGATCAACGAACTAAAACAGTATCCAATGGATATGAAAGTAGTTAAAGTTACAGATTTTGAAAATGTAGACGAATATGGAAATTGCGAAGTAGAAGATATCGAATGTTTATCAACGCAAACATATCCAGATGTCCAGTTCGGAAGTAATGACGTGACAGAACTAATGATTTATTAATTTATAAAAATTCGCAAGATGAAATGGACTATCGACAACATTAACCACAGTACTTATCAGGTACTTGGACTTCAACAAGACGAAGTCAAAGTTTTACAAGCATTGCTAAAATCTGAATTACCAAAACTTCAAAAAAAGTTTGATAAAATCAGAGATATTCAAGAAAGTGGCGAAGCCACAGAGAAACAACAGGACGCATATTTTCAACTCGAAATGGAAGTTGAAACTTTACAGGCATTTTTAAAACAATAATATCAACCATTTAAATTTCAAAATATTATGGAAAAAATTTATTTTCAAAACGAGGATGCAGAGAATTGCTATCCGGAATCACATTTTCAGGAGATAATGAAAGAAGATGGTCTTACTTCAATTGAAGTCATTGAAGCAATTCCGGTTCCTGAATCTGAAGAAGAATACGTGTATTGTAAAGATACCGGTGAATGCTACGAAAAAGCAGACTGCGGAACCCATTGCACAGCTTATGAAGCTATTAGTATTGACAATGAAAAATGTGTGCATAAAGGTCAGTATTGCGATTTTGGGGAAACGATAACACTAAAACTGAACTAGCCATGAAAGAAGTATCATATTTATCCGTAATGGATAAAATGGTTGATGATAACAACCAAGGTATTTTAATGAGTAATACACTCTATGACAACTATACAGTCAGTCAGGGAGGTGTAATAAGTTTTGGCATTGCCAGCAAAGATGTTTGTGAAGATGCAACCAGACAACGTCAATTAGGCTTTCCAGGCAAATATATGCTTATGTGCTTTGCTATTAATAGAAGTCAGTTTGAACTTACAAAATTAAAACTGCAGGAGTCTGTACAAAGAAAATTCTTTATCCGGGAACAGTATAACACAGCTCACAAGAATAAACTTGACACTATGCTCAGGGAAGCTTTTGCAGTTTTTGAAAATAAAATCATTACTGAGTCTCAACTGAATGAATTCCCTGACCTGCATAAAAAAATATCGGCTGACTATTATGCCACCGGTGGTAAATGTAAGCCAATAGATTATTCTTCTTCGTATACCGGTATGTTCAGACCAACCAGTTCCAGAAAGAATGATACTGTATTTGTAACTGAAGGATATTGGTTGGAAGCAATTGAAGTAAAGGAGTAAACATGGAATTTATCTATAAAAAAGAATTTGTGGTCAAAGAAACCGGTAAGATCATAACCATGAAATCCCTGGTCATAATTCATAAGCAACAATTCGTTGATTGTAACGAAAATGAAAACCGGTATCCTGCAGACGAAGTAAAGGAAGTAAAATAAAGCCATGAAACAAAATAAAATAATCGTATGAAACAACTTGATTTATTTAAACATAATGAGGATGGTGCCATATTTAGTGATTGCCGAAAATACCGGTATGTACTTTGGCGTAACTGGGATGAAAGTAAACCATCACTCATGTTTATAGGATTAAACCCAAGTACGGCCAACGAATCAAAGAATGACCCTACTATCCGCAGGGTTATCCAATTTGCTAATGATTGGGGGTATGGATCGGTTTACATGCTTAATTTGTTTGCATGGGTAAGTGCTTATCCCGCAGATTTAAAAACATGTAAGGATCCATTGGGTGATAATGATAAATGGTTATCAGATATAGGCACTAAATGTAACCAGGTAATATTTGCATGGGGATCATTCAAGGAAGCAAAAAAAAGGTCGAAGGAAGTAATTAAGTTGTTCACGGATGGACAGTGCCTGGTACAAAATAATGATGGTAGTCCAAAACATCCACTCTATGTAGCTGGAAATACGAAACCTGTAAAATTCATTGGGGAATATGGTGTTTGTAAAATATGTGGATGTACGGATAATAATGCATGTTATCATCCCGGACATGGTAATTGTTTTTGGGTTGATGATGATCATGATATTTGTTCTCATTGCTGGATTACTGAATGGAAGAATGATCCTGAAACTATTCATAAAATTTTAGGATAAAACCATGAAACAAAATAAAATAATCGTGTGTATCAGTACTGACGACTCCGAACGCCAGGCAATGGTAAAGCGTGTGCTTGTAAAAAAGGGATTGGCCAATACACCGGGAGATGCTTCAAAAATTATGAAAGGATCGCCTGAAGACTTCGATTTAGCCGGTTGCTACTTTGTTGCAGCTTCACTTTACAACCTGGCCAGTTCGCAGATGATTACTCACCAACTTTACCGGCTGGCCGCTTCCGGAGTTCTGGTGGTGATCGGCGCAAAGAAACTTCAATCAAATTTCGAATTCATGTGTGAACCCTATTATCAGGGACAAATATAAAAACTTAGTATTAACATAAAAAAACAAATTACATTATGAAACACAATTGGTTCCAAACAACAATCGCTTACGAAAAGATGGCCGAAGAAGGCATAATCGTAAAAGTAAGAGAAAACTACCTTATCGACGCGCTTAGCTTTACCGAAGCTGAAGCACGCATTACCGAACAAATGACACCTTATATCCAAGGTGAGTTCACTGTGGCCAAAGCAACCAGGGCGCGCATCAGCGAAATGTTTTTCAATGACAATGGCAGCAAATGGTTTAGAGGAAAAGTAAACTTCATTATGTTTGACGAAGAAAAAGGAGTTGAAAAGAAAATGGCTGCAACCATGATGGTACAGGCAGATGACATACAGGGAGCACTGGACGGTATCATTGCCGGAATGAAAGGTTCTTTGACCGATTATGAAATTTGGTCGGTTACTACAACTGATATAGAAGCAGTAATTAAATACGACGACGAAGAGGAAGAAAAAGAATAAACAGCTTTGAGCGGGCTTAATTAAAACTCAATAACGAATATGGATAAAAACAAAAATTTAGGAAAAACCGGAACAGACAAAGTATCCGGTAACTCAGGAGTCATTACAGGATATGTAGAATATCTTTACGGTAATCCTTCGTATCAAGTAACTCCCAAAAAAACACCAGGTATTGCGGTTGAAGCATCATTCTGGGTCGATGATTCACAGATAGAAATATCAGAATAATCAGAGACAAAACTAATTCAGCAGCTGGGCTATTGCTCAGCTGCTTTTGTTTATACGATCGTTTATGTAGACGGTTGTAATTATTATTCTCTTTCGATTCTTCGAATTCCCCCACACCCCCTCATTTTATGAATGAATAAAAATGGACAAAAGAACTGTGCAAAACCTGTATGTTAAACGTTCGGAAGTTCGAAACCAAAAACCCAAAATTCCGGAAGGAAAAGGCCGAAAGCTATAAACTCCGGGAACCGTTCTGACGCTAACATATACTAATATTCTCTTTTTTAATATTTTCTTTTTTGAAAGTTATAATATAAAAAAAGTAGAAAAAATCGTGCTTTTGAACTTTAGTTATATTTTGAAAACTAAAACGTTAATTATTAGTGTTTTATAATAGCACGGAGTCAGGTCTTTTCAGTTCTTCCAGTCCGTTTAAGTTCGAAAATTGAAAAAGAACTTTAAAAAAAAATAAAGTACTGCTTTATACTCATTTTTGAACTGTTTTAACTTATTGATTTTTAAACAATTGACATTTTTTATTAATAAATCAGTACTCCAGCACGATTTTTTACCGGAATTTACCCCATCTCCCCCTTGCATTTTTATATCTTATTATTTGGTTGAATCATTCTTTTTTTATAACTTGAATTCTATATCAAAATACTATATATCAGTAATTTATTTTTCAAAAATTAGATATATTATGAAATAGACAAAAATATGTTTCGGTACCGGAAAGCAAAGATGGCATTCCTGGTGAAAGAATATTCCATATTAAAATCATACAACCCTTAAAAATATGAATACGACGAAAATCACAATTAAACCGCACCTGGCAGAATACTGCATTGGCAAATGGGGCGAAGACTTTACCGAACCGGTTCAGTTCCCAATCAAAACAGATCTATACATTATCATTTACGACTTACTGCAGAAACGACCTATCAATTATTACCTGGACACCGGTAATCTGGAAATAGTAATACCTAACCGGCGAGGAGGCGAAGAGGAAGGTTGCCGTAAGAATCCGGCCTGTTATAATTTTCTGTCGGAAAAATCGTGTTTGATTATTCAAAAACGAATAGAACTTATGTTTTGGGATGAACTTCACCAGTTGCTCCTGACCAAGAAACATGATGAAGATCAGAACTATGATATCACGGTAAATTTCTTTATTTGCCGGTACCGGATTGAAAGCATCACCAGCGATGCATTATTGAAGAATTTTTATCGTTGGCGGGAGAATTCCAGGAAGCGAATCAGACGTAAATATAAGCGAAAAAAAAATGTTAAAGTTTGATTTTATTTTGTGCACCAAGTTCGGTGTTTTGTCCAATATTGGAGGTAAAGGTGGCGTATAAATGGCGAAGTGTTTAATTTTAAAATAATTAATTAAAAAAATCAATACAATTATGGATAATATTGGTGGAATTGTATCGGCTGAATATTGTTTAGTCGAAAATGTAAAAAGTTGCGCGGTTATCGGATCGAAAATAATTGTTTCGCTTCAGGTAGATAAACCGTGGAAAGAAATTCCGGCAACTCCGGGAAAAATTGAAATCACGGTGACTCCGGGTAATGAATCCGTATTGACACCTTACACTGTGGCCGGAATAATTTATTGTTCACGGTTTAGTTTAGTAGAATATGGTGAATTGCTTGTTATAGGTTATCATAAGATTTTACTGAAGTATATAACTGCCAATGGTGATTCACTGGTGGCCGGTGATAAAGAAAACCCGTTAACAGTAAAAATAGAAAATGTGAACCCAAGCAAGGCAAATGGTTATTCCGGTACCAAACTTACCATTTCAGGGATAATGAAGCACCCTGAGCTTGAATTAGTGGAATAATAGTCCTTTAAATACTTTAATATAAGCAGTATTCTTGCAATTCAATTTGCAGGAATACTGCTTTTTTAATATCAAACCAACTGCTTATGCTCTACTTACACAACATATTGACTGGTATTTGGATGATAGATGAGGCTTACGCCGTAAACTATCTTCCATTGATTGCGAACTACATTAAAGGTGAGCGTATGGCAATGCCATTAGCATTACCGGCATTAAATGATCGCAATTCTATTCAGGTTGCAGCTGACAGCGGTAATGATCGCCGTGTATCGGTTGACAATGTTCCGGTAGGTTCTATTGCCATTATTAATATTTCGGGTGCTATTACCAAGTTTGACCAGGAGTGTGGTCCTGCAGGTATGAAAACCAAATCGGATCTATTGAAACAATGCTATGCTTCTGAAAATATCAGTTCGGTAGTATTGGTCATTGGGAGTGGTGGTGGCGAAGGTTATGCCATGCGATTGATGAATGAAACCATCAGTCAGAAGAATAAGCCGGTAGGTGCCTTTATTGATGATATGGCTTGTTCAGCTGCTTATGGCATTGCCAGCGGCTGTGATTTTATTTGTGCAAACAGTACCCTTGCTGAAATTGGTAGTTTGGGCTGCTATGGTACCATAATCGATTTTTCCAAACAACTGGAACAAATGGGTGTGAATATCATAGAAATATATGCAACCGCTTCCACGGATAAAAATAAAGAGTTCCGCGATGCCATTGCTGGAAAACCTGAAGCATTAAGAGCCAGTCTGGATGTATTCAACGAATACTTTCTTTCGACAATTGAAAGCAACCGTGCTGATCAATTGACAGCAGACCGGAAAGTATGGGGAAGCGGTAAGATATATTTTGCTGAAAAAGCATTGGAACTCGGCCTGATTGATGGCATAGATACATTTGAAAATTTTCTTAACTATTTTAATTCATAATCCATGACTAAAATCTTATCATCTGCTAAGTACGATGCGCTCGTTGCTAAAGCAGCCAATTTTGACAAGGTAGTAGAATCGATCGTTGCAAAAAACGAAGATTTAAAAGCCGAGGATGTAACGCCCGAAGTTATTGAGGACGCTATTTCCAATGACGAGCCAGCCGGTGAAGGTGCCAGTGCTGAACGTGTGACCGAACTTGAAGCTACAATTGCCACTATGACAACTGAAGCTTTGACGTTGACATCTGAACGCGATGCTATGATAGTAGAACGTGACACTTTGAAAACTGAAAATGCTGCATTGTCGAAGCTTCCCGGAGCCGAAAGCGTTGTGACAATTCCTGTAGCTGAAGCAAGTGCTGCTACCTCAGATACATTGGTGGAATTTGCAAACAAGAACAAAGGTAATACTTTGGCTATTGTTGCCGAAATGAAAAAGAACGGATTAATTTAAACCCAATAAATAAATAACAATGGCAAAAGTAATTACCGTTGCCGGCTTGTCAGAAGCTGCAATAACTTACGATCCGATTTTGCGTACCTTGCCTTTCCTGGCATTGGAGACTGCAGCTGCAAAGTTGAAGTTGAATATTCAGGAAGTTGAAAACGAAGATGTTTTGATTAACATGCGTCGTAAAGCAGGAGGAACTATTCCTTATGCTCCAGGTACCGCATTTGCAGCCCAGGCTGAAATCGCTAAATTTTTTGAAACTTCGTTGAAACCTGAATTGGTTGTTTACGAGGTATTGGACAATATCACGAATTACAAGGAAAACAAAGCCCTGGTAATCGCCGGTACTAAACTTGATCTGAAATCGAAAGTTCACCCATTGGAACAATTGATTTTGATGAGTATTGTAAAATCGCACTCCGAAGATGTGGCTTTTGCTATGTTTCATGCCGAACGCGATAATGCTGTGTTAACTCCTATGACTTCCATGACAGGATTTTTCCCTGCATTGGACTTATTGGTAACTGCAGGTCATATTGCAGCCGGACAGGGTAACCTCGAAGTAACCGGTGCCTTTACGCTTGACCCATTGAATTTGGGTACAGATACAGCTCCTTATGATAACCTGGTTGAATTCATTGGTACGGCTAATCCTTTATTGAAATCGACTATCGGTGGAAACCCACAATTGTTGATCACATTGTCGGCATTGAAAAATGTACGTGATGCTTATCGCAATAAAGTGAACGCTTTCCAAATGCCAACCATGGTTCAGGTATTGGAAGCCTTGCGCGAAGATTCATTCTGCCCTGCATTGGAAATTGCAACGGATGAAGTTCTTGGATCAGGATCGAAAGTGGTTCTGCAAAAAGTTGGGAATATGGATTTAGGGTTCAATACTTCAAAATCTGAGAAATTTGTTCAGGTTCGTAATATCGACCGTGATCCTAACGTGGTTCAGTTCTGGCTGGAAGCAGCGTATGGTGTTCGTATCCGTGACGTACACAAAAAGATTTTCAAGACCAACGAGCAAGTGAATACTCGTATTGATTTGTCTGGAGATTATTAATCAAAATAAAGAATAAGCCGGTTACTTCGGTAATCGGTTTTTCTTTAAATCATTTATCAGTGTAACTTTTTAAAACTTTTATATATGAAAGTAAATTTAGATCCCTTAACCTGGGATGGCGGACAGGACAATATGGGCGGATACAAATCACGCTTATTGTTTATTCCTGCTTCTTCGGTTAGCGCTGCTCCGGAACTCGTTGCCATTACTGATGCTTCAGTTGATGCAGACTTTGTTACTGCAGTTGGTGCTTTTGTTTTTAAAACTGTAGGTGATACACCTAAAGTTATTGTGTGTACCGATAAAACCGTAAAATTCACCTCTGCTAATCAGGGCGAAATTGAAGGTCAAAGTTTTGCCCAGTCGGGAGAGTTCTTCCGCGCCGGTAGCAAAAAAGAATTTGCAGCATTTGCTCGTCAGGTAAATAACGTACCGGGTTATCTTGTTGCTGAAGAAATGGACGGTCCTCAGATTTTGGTTGGTCAACCTGGTTTACCATGTTATATCAAACCCGATTATGAAGGTGGTATGGCTCGTGCAGATCGTCGTGGTTATAAATTTACTTACAGTGCTGATTCTTTGGCTCCGGTTATTTACCTGGGAACTCCCATTGATATTGATGCATTGTTAGTATAATCTAAACAATATGCTAAAAACAATTCAAACATGGTTAGCTAACCCTAAGCGTTCATTCGCTGATGGGTTAGCTATCTTTGAAACAGCAGCTTCGGATGATATCAAAAAAAAATACCTTCAGTATTTCAAAGATAATCAATCGGAAGCCGGGCAATTTGACCAGGCTCTTTGTATGTTGACTAATAAGGTTGCAGCCATTGAGATGAAGATCAAAATCAGCCCGGATCAGTTCAAAGATATGACATTGGTAATTACAGGATCACCTGTAGCCGGTGTGGACGAAATTGCAGCAAAAGAAAATGAGATTGCTGAATTAAAAGCTACTATCGAAGCATTGACTGCTGAGAAATCGGAGGTTGATGAAGAAAACAGTGACTTGACTGACAATGTAGAAGAATTAGAATCTGAAATAGAAGATCATGTTGATGCTTTATCTGAAGCTGAAACATTATTGGAAGAAAAAGAAGCTGAACTGACTGCATTAAAGGAACGCAGAGGCCTTTCTATTGTTGCTTACGACAATCTTCCGGAAGATATCAAAAAACTGTACGACCGGGTGAAAGTGATCACTCCGGAGATGGCCAGTTTCCATGCTGATATTTCGGTTGAAAAATTGCATATCAAAACCCGCGAAAGTTTAGTAAAAAAACTGGTTAAGTTGGATGATGAACGTCGCGCTGCCTGGGATACGATTGACGAATGGAGCGAAGGTAAAACTGTAGAACCGGTTTTGGAAAAACCTGCTTATTCCGAAAATGTATTAGTTGCCGGTGCGCAAATTGTTCGCAGAATTGAACGGTTGAAAGAAAACCTCGTACGTTCTCAGGCTACTGCTGATAGTTCCGAAAGGGAAGTCGTCAAAGCCAATGCCGTAAAACGTATTGAAGTTTATACTGCTGAACTGGCAGAACTGGAAGCAAAGCTTCAGCCTGAAGGAGAAAAACCAAAGGATGACGAAACAACAGTTTGATCAGTTGTTTCCAGGTGCATTGCTACCGGAAACAATTGAACCTTTTATACACAAAGGAGAATGGGCAATACACGACGTATTGCCCATTTTGTTGCAGCAAATTGGTACTGCAGAAGTGAAAGTAGCAACCTTCAGTATTTCGGAAGATAGTTTGCGTCCATTATTCTTCCTGATAGAAGATGGATCTATTTCCAAACTGTCATTATTATTCGATATGACAGTAAAACGTCATAAGCTGGATATGCTGCTGTTTGCTTCCAATATTACTCCATGTATCCGGTTAGATAGCAATCATGCTAAAATCATTCTCGTACGAAGCATCGCGCATAGCTTTGGAATTGTAGGGAGTGCAAACATGAACCAGGTCCGCCGATATGAAGCCGGGTTTTATTTTACTGGAGGGAAACATTTCGATTATTTTGAAAAAATGTTTGATGAAATTTATGAGCAATCAATTCCTTATGAACTTGACGAATGACCAAATACAACAGATAGAAGAATTCGCAGCTGCTTTAATGACTGCAAAAGAAATAGCCATGTTGCTGGGACTTAATCCGGATGATAGAAATTCATTCGAGGAGATCTGTAAAAATCATGAAAGCTCAGATATATTCCTGGCATTCCAGAAAGGCAGACTACAGACAAAATTCGAACTAAGAAAAACAGTGATCAAGTTGGCCAAACATGGCAGCCCTGCAGCTGAGCCTATAGCTGACAAATATCTTCGCGAACAATTAATGTAAAATTTATGGCAAAGCAGGAAATATCAGTATATGAGAAAATTGAAAAGCATTTGTTCCAAGATGAAAAAGATGCTGAGAATTTTTTGACTCCACGGGAAATGGAAATCAAAAAGCGACTCATGCTTTGTGTGAGTCAGAAATTGAAAACACCTCTCATGCCAGATGCTAATTTAGTAACCTTTCTGCTGAATGGTTGTGGAGGTGAGTGCGATACTATTTCTAAGTCGCAGGCTTATAATGATATTTCCGGTCTTAATAAAATTATAGGATCCGTTCAACTACCAGCGAAATCATGGATCCGGTTTATGATTATTGAAGGAGCTAAAGAAGGTTTTGAAATTGCGAAAACTGACCGAGACGCCAAAGGTATGGCAGCTTGTCTGGATAAAATTGGAAAATATACCCGCGCAGATAAAGAAGATGATGATATGGATTATTCGCAAATGATTCCTCCCGGATTCGAGCCCACTGATGATGTAACCGTTCTTGACGGACTGGAGAAGATTGATAACCTTGAATATGAACGTCAGATCTTTCGGTCTATGTTCAAAGGAAATATGTATAAAATTGCTGAAGAGGCTGTAATTGAGAAGTAATGGAATATACTCAACCTACAGCTGAGCTGCTACATAAGTTTGAAGAACCTGTAAAAAAGTTCTTCAATAAAGCCCAGCGCAATGCTATGGCCATTTCAGCGCATGATGAATATATTGTAGCAGCTCGTGGTACAGGAAAATCTGAGGGTATTGATGCCCGCTTTATTCTCCGAAATGTTTGGGCCATGCCGGGTTCTACCGGTGCCCTGATATCTCCTACTTATGCCAAAGCCTGGGGAAATACGTTACCTGCTATTTGTCACGCATTGTACAGCTGGGGATATGTTGAGGGAATCCATTACTTTGTTGGTCGCCGTGCGCCTGCAGACAAAAACTTCAAACTCCCAAAGCGTATGCCATTACGTGACGCCTGGTCAAACTGTTTCCATTTCTGGAATGGAACGATCATGGTGGTACTTTCATTCAATAATGGCATGTCCGCAAACTCCATGTCGCTCGACTGGTTGATTGGCCCTGAAGCAAAGTTTCTGGACTATAACAAAATAAAATCAGAAGTTAATCCGGCTAATCGAGGAAACCGGCAGTACTTTGGTAACTGTCCCTGGCATCACAGCGTTTTATATTCTACGGATATGCCTACATCCAAGATGGGTAAATGGATATTGGATAAGAAGGAAGAAATGGATGATCAACATATCAATTTCATTCGTAACCTGTATCGGCAGATAATTGAATTTGAATTACGACCTGAGCAAAATGATTATACCCGAAGAGTAATCAAAGAATTACGTGCTGACTTAGCACTGGCAAGGCGATATCAGAAGCCAAAGAAACCAATGCCGGGGAAAGAATACGAATACACTGTATTCTATGGTGAGTATGATATATTTGATAACCTTGAGGTAGTAGGTAAAGATTTCATTTGGCAAATGTATAGGGATAGTCCGTCATTGATATGGCGTACTGCCTTTATGAATGAACGATTGTTCCGGGTTCCCAATGGGTTCTATTCTGCATTGAATGATAATCACTTCTATATTCCTGATGATAAGGATAATCTTAAACAGTTTGGTACTAACTGGAAGAAACTAAGTGCTGCCGGTTGTAATGCTGATTCAGATCTGGACTGGAAGCGACCACTTCACCTGGCATGTGATAGTAATGCAGCTATATCTACAGCATGTGTAGGTCAGGTTGACCCTGATACCAATGAGTTTAAAACACTAAAGACTTTTTATGTAAAGACACCAGGTAAGTTACAGGATGTTATTCAGGCAGTATGTGATTACTATGCACCAATGATGCATAAGGATGTTATATTTTACTATGATCATACCTTTACCTGGGAGACGGGTACCAGTGCTGAAAGTTACGCTGATACTATTATCAATATACTAACCAAGAACCGTTGCAATGTAACTGATGTGTATATTGGTCAGGCTCCACGTCATGACTGGAAGCACGTACAGATTGACCGTGCACTCAAGGGTGATACAGATCTGCTCTATCCAACGTTCAATGCAATGAACAATGAGTTACTCAAGATAGCCATGGAACAAACAGGTGTACGCCAGGGAAAGAATGGATTTGAGAAAGACAAGACTCCTGAAGCTTTAGCTGATACGCCTGACAATCCGGATGAAACTAAGACACACGTAACCGATGCCTGGGACACCCTCTTTATAGGTGTCAACTTCTTCTACACTGAACCAAACACTTCATTGGGTGGGGTTATATTCGTAGGTTCAAACTAACAACAACCTATCTATTATTCAAGGCTGGCAGTATCTGTCAGCCTTCTTTATTTGAATCGGACACCCGCGCGCGGGCGATGCGTTTTAGGGGGGGTAAATTAACATACCAGCATATTGCAGTAAAAAAGAATATGCAGGCGCAACTTCTTTTTAGGGCGTTGCGTGGTACGTACGTACACAGAGTGGAAAAAATTCCCCTCATACACCCCTTAAGAAATTTGAGAATCAGAATTTTATATTAGATTTTGAATAAAATCTAATGGAGTACCTTGTTTTATTAAATTAGTTTAACACTTCAAGAAAATCAGACTTATTCTAATTTGATTCTTGAAATGATATTTCAAAAAATAGCTGCCAAGATTAAAAGTTTTTTTTGTGAGATTAGCCAATAAATAAGCATATAAATTACATTCAATTCATAGTGATATGTTGATTTGCATAACTTAAACAGCTGTATATCATTAGATTAAATTTGCGTATGTCGCTAAATTGTAGTAATTTAGCAGAGCGAAAGGGAGAAACAAGGATTTCAACCACGCATATAATTAACAATTTAATTTATAAAGCAAAATGAAAACAAATGCAACAACTCAAAAATTAGAGCAAACAACTCCAACCATGACCATCGTTAAACCGACTTTGGCAATTGCAGAAAAAACAGAAGTTAAACCAACAGCGGAAAAAGTTGAACCAACGGAAAAAGTAAAAGAAATTATCAAGGAAAAGAAACAGCCAACACTACAGGAACTGAAAAGCCGGGCAACAATAGTATATCTTCTCCAGGAGAAGCATACTAAGTTAAGCGAAAAACGTACATCGTTGGACCGCTTCGCCATTAAACACGACGAAGATAACGCTTCGGCAATGGTTACGGATGCACACGGTGAAGAGTTTAAGAGCGCAAGCCCTAAGACAATAGGCAAGTTAATTGAATTTTGGAAAGAGGAATTTGATGAAGCGATTAACGAGGTAGAACGGGAGTTGATAAAAACTTTTGCAGCATAAAACAAAAATACCTGCAAGCGGAAACTTGCAGGTATTAAAAATAATTGCGTCTGTAAACAATTAATTTTATAAAGCGATACAAAAATATGAAAACAATATCAGAAAACAAAGAAAAACGTAAATTTTTCAGCAAAAAGAAACCAACTGAAAAGCAACTGGAAGCCATCAGGGCAAAACGTAACGAATTGAAAGAGATTTCTAAACCTATTAAAGAGCTTGTTAAACTTGCAGTTTATAATACTATTAATGAGGGTTTAGTTGATTTCTACGCAGAGCAAGGACATAAGAACCTAAAGACATTGAAGCAATGGAACGAAGCAGGAAAAAGCATAATAAAAGGGGAACACGCTTTGTTATTGTGGGGGTCTCCTAAAAAGTTGGATAAAAAAGATGAATTAACTTTCACAGAGGGAGACGAAAAAGAATCAGATTTTTATCCTTTATGTTTTGTGTTCTCTGAACTTCAGGTAATAGAAAGGAATACAGCAGCATGATAGAAAAAATATTAACCGTGTGCAGGATGGCACAGGGAAAGCGATACACACAAGGCATCAACCTAAAAGGAGATTATTTAAAAAAGTTTGGTTTCGAAGTGGGAGACATGGTAAAAGTTGAAATTCATAAAAATGAAATTATAATTACTAAGAGCAAAGCAACTGAAATGCTGACCGACTTACAAATTAAAAATCCTGCCTTACTTACTTTGTTGAACGGTTTACATTTAGAAGTAGCATGAATTTTCAAAAACACATAGAGCAGGCAGGGCGAAGGGTAGGACGTAGCAAGGCATTTTGTGACTTTCTTACTTTTGCCGTGTGTGCTTTATCCATGCAGACAAAAGAGGATGAATATTTGAAACTTGCAAAACATTATTCCAAAGATGAAATGTTGGCTTTTTCTTATGCATTCGCCTGTATGACCATTGACATGGATAATAAGGGAAGCGGTTTAAAAGATTGTCTGGGTGATTATTTTATGGAGATATTGAGCAATGAAAGACGCGGTCAGTTTTTTACGCCTGAGTCGCTTTGTGATTTTATGGCAAAGATTACGAACCCGACAAATGACGGTGAAACCGTTTCAGACTGCTGTTGTGGTAGTGGGCGTATGTTCCTGAGTGCTGCAAAGGTTAACCGAAATTTAGAATTTTGGGGCGCTGATATTGACTTGCAATGTTGCCAAATGACAATTATTAATCTGTGTCTGAATGGGTTGAAAGGTTGTATTTCTCACATGGATAGTTTAAGAATGGAAGAGTGGCACAGGTGGAGCGTTAAGATTCACCCTATTTATTTAATTCCTTATATCCGGGAAACAGATCTTTCAAAAATTGATACTATAATTGAGGAGATAAAACCCGAAATTATTAAACTAATGGAAATAAAGCCCGTACAAACGACTTTAGATTTAATGTTTGCATCGGTTGACTTAATGCTTTAAACGTCAGCATATCCACTGTGAGCACCTAAATAGGGGTGCTTTGGTGCGTCCGGACTACTTTTTGTCGCCGTCAAAAAGTAGCAAAAAGACGGAAAACACCCACAAGGGGTAGAGTTGAAAATATAAAATTTAGACTATTGGTACTCCATCCTTACAGGCTGGAGTATTTTTTTTGTCCTTTATCCCACTATCTGCTAAAAGTATCTTTGCTTATCGAATTTGGAAAGGAATGGGAAAGCGGATACACATATCGAAGATTTGGAAAATTATGGAGGAGAAGGACCGGACAGGAAAACCGAAGCCATTTTCATTCCGGTATGCAAAGCTGAGCGGTGAACTTGAAACTTATAAGAATGCTACGCTGACCAGTATTCACTCTAAAGGTTCGACGGTAAACATAATGACTGAAGGAAATAAAATTCCTCATTCTTTTCGGAAAGTATTGATTATAAGGTTTAATGAATGTAAAGTCTATTTATAATGGCAAATAAACAAAAAGTTGTTACTGAAGTATTTGATTTTGGTGCAAGTGCATTCCTGGCAGGTGGTAAGGCCATGGTAGTAATGACGGATAGCAAGGATATGGTCGGTGACACCAATACTCCAACGCAGGACTTTGAGTTCAAAGGAGTGAAGGCACCGGTTAAGTTTGTTCGCCGTGGCCAGAATAACAAACTCCCCATTGAAGTAATGGAGAAAGTTTATGCCCAAACAACCGTAGGCTCAAATATAGAGTTTAACTCTAAAATGGCATACGGTGATGGGATTATGGTAGTGAAGAAAGTAAAGGATCCCACAACCAGGGAAATAAAACTGGAGGAACAATTAGCCAGTGAGCAACCTGATATATTCAAATTTCTTGAAGATAATAATTATATAAATTCACAACAGGAATGGTCGAATGACTTAACGGTATTCTACGAAGGCTATGTAGAACTTATTCTGGAAGCCGGCAGTAATAAAATTTATTCGCTACAGCCCTGCGAATCGATTAATAGCCGTGTGTCACTGGTAAACTTAATTACCGGCAAAATTGAATTTCACGGATTCTGCCTGGACTGGGTAAATGCTTCGGCAGAAACAATTGCTCTGACTCCGCTCCTGGACAGACGTATTGCCATACTGGATCTGAAACGTAGATTAGGAATTGAATTGGATCCATTGGCAAAGAAAAAAGTAATATCAAAAGATAAGCGGTTTATGCTCCAGCTGATGTTACCAACGCCGGGCAGATATTATAACGGAAAACCTTACTGGTGGTCCATATTTACCGACTGGTATGATTTTGCCTGTGCTATCCCGGCATTTAAAAAAGCACTGCTTAAAAATCAAATGGTACTGAAGTATGATGTGAAGATCAATATTACTTTTTGGCCAAAGTTATTTAAACAGGAAGGAATTACCGAAATGGAAGCTCAGAAACTCCGGAGAACGAAGTTCTTGACTGATATGAATGGTTTCCTTGCCGGAGAAGAAAATGCCGGTAAATCATTTGTGTCACACTTCGAGTACGATAAAGTGAAAGGCTATGAAATCAATGATATCATTATTAAGCCTATTGAAAGTTTTTTCAAAGGTGGTGAATATATTGACGACAGCGAGGAAGTAACCAATATTATGAGTAATGCCATGGGCGTACACCCATCCATTGTGGGAGCAACTCCGGGGAAAGGTAAATCGATAAACGGAACTGAAGCCCGGGAATTGTTTATCATTAAGCAAGCCATGATGAAACCTATCCGTGATTTGTTGGTTGCACCGCTTTACCTGGTGAAAGCAATAAACGGTTGGGATCCGGATATCCATTTCATTATTCCTAATATTATGCTCACCACATTGGACCAGGGCACCGGTGCTGTAAAATCAATTGGTAATCAAAAAGTATAGACTATGAGTGCAATCATTTCAACAATAGAGCAACTCCGGAAGACAGTAAAGTTAAATACTGCCATACCATTTGAAACGGTAGAACCATTTCTTCAGACCGCCCGCGACATGTATCTGGTACGTTACCTGGGCACGGAGCTGGTAGAAATACTGGAAGATGTTGCAGTTCCCGAACGTGCCACAAAATTACTTGCACTTACACGGCTGGCATTAGGACCGTTGGCTTTATGGTGTGGAAATGCCGAACTATCCGTCAGATTTAGTGACAGTGGTTTTACAGTTTCCAAGCAGGATGGCGCCACAGGTTATGTTCCGGCCAGTGACACCAAAATAGCGAAGATAGAAGAAAGCCTGGAGAGACGGGGATTTCAATATTTGGATCAGGTACTGGAATACCTGGAGACAAATGCAGACTTATTTCCGGAATGGAAAGCAAGCCGGTTCTACACGCTCAGGGGTGGTAATTATATTCAAACAGCTACACAGTTTCAGGAAATAGGGCTGGTAGATATCGATTATAGCCGGTTGACCTTTGAAAGCCTTCGCCCGTCAATGGGCATGATAGAACTCCGCTTTATCAATGAAATGATAGGCGAAACACTGGATGCAACTTTACGGGGTAAACTGGACAGTCTACAAACACCTGCCGAAATAGCGGTAATTGCTGCTATCCGTCGATTTGTGGCTTGTAAGACAGCGGAGCTTCACACAAGCCAGGCGAGTAAGGCAAACCGAAGCGGTTCGGACACGAGAGAGTATAAACCACTTATCCGGCCAATTTATTCCGATACTCAAAATGAGGGGAATTTCTTTGCCGAACAAGCCATTTATTACTTTAACCGGATACAGCAACTTTTGAATAAATACGCTGTGGAGTTTGGTATTGAGGTAGTAAATATGGCTATGGAATTTAATTCTACTGAAGTGAAAATATTCAATATGGAGGGCTAATGAAAAATCTACATATCGAAAAGTTTGTATTTCCGCTTCCTGAAAAGATGGATGAGATGACTACGGATCAACTTATAAGTTTATCGAAATTGGTGGCCACGGAAATACCCATACAGGAAATAAAGATCAAGATGCTTTTTATTTGTTTGGGTGCCCACGTGAAGCGTATGAAGAACCCGGGATATTTCAGGATATCCATTCGTAAAAATACTTTTGCGCTGACTGCTGCAGATGTGGCCAATGCTTCATCCGTATTTGATTATCTGTGGACGAAGCCGGATGAAGATGGAAAGTGTTTTTTCGATAACCGGTTAACGGTAAATCATTATCCTGAATTGAAAATTAAAGGCAGAAAGTTTTTTTCACCAAAAGATTCCCTGACAGATTTGATTTACGATCAGTATATTTATCTGCAGACTTATGACGTGATGAAAGATAATAATCCGGAAGCGATTTATGCCTGGCTGGGTTGTATGTTCCGGAGGGATAAGAAAGCGTTTAACCCGGAAGACCTGAACCTGGAACATATGAAGCGCATCCGCCCTGAAGTGGTGGTGTTGATGATATGGTACTGGATAGGATCCTGCCGGTATATTGCCGATAAGTTTCCAAGGGTGTTCCCAGATGCCGGTGATGGACAACCTACCGGTAACCCTTACGATGGACAACAAAAATTGCTGGACTATGTGGCTAAAGCGGATCCGGAGAAGAAACGGCTTTACAAACAGGATCAGCTCTACAATATACTTTACTCGCTCGATTATTTGTTGGAAGCTGAAGAAAAGAACACCCCTACTGAATAATACTCATTTTTTGTTTTTCATACATGATTAATTAAGGTTGATATCCGTTCTGGGCTGTGAAGTTCGGAACGGTTTTTTTTGACCTCACCCCAACCCTCTCCAATCCCGATAGCTATCGGGAGAGAGTGAGAAAGAATAGAATGAGGTTAACCTAACGTTAGGTTAACCTCACAACATTAGGTATCATGATTAGGTAACTATTGAGTTATTTATTTTCAACTGTTTGTAATTTAGTATTTTACTTTGAAATGAGATTAGGTATCAAGATTAGGTATATTTTACATGGTTGTACCTGGTTTTACCTCATTTTACATCTCCTTGCATCTGTGTACATCTAAATGCGTGATGATTTAAACATTTTTTATATCTTTGTGCGGAAATATTTAGTATCAACCTTTAAAAATAAAATGTATGAAAAAATTAATGCTTTTAGTTTTTGTTTTAAGTTACATACTATCTAATGCACAAACAAAAAAAATGCAACAGCAGATTGATTCTTGTAAAATAGTAATTCAAGATCAATCGATTAAAATAAGAGAGATGGAAATTAAAGTTAATCAACTATTCAATATTTTAACAGCAATTAAAAATGATATTAATTTTGTTGATATAAAAACTGAGAATAATATCCTAGATCAGCCAAATACTTTAAAGGAAGAAAATATTAAATCAGATCAATGTAAAGCGATAACGGCTGCAGGAAAAAGATGTAGTAGAATGGCACAGCTTGGAAGTGATTACTGTTGGCAGCATAATAAAACAACAATAACTACAACAAAAAGTAGTTCTACATCAGAAAGTAATTCATCTGGTAGTAGAACAATTCAAACTGGACCGAGAGGAGGTCAATATTATATTAATTCACATGGAAATAAAACGTATATAAAACGCAAATAAGCCTTATTATCAACTTTAAAATTTATGTTATGAAAAAAGTTTTATTTACAGCAATAATTTTGCTGGTGTGTATTGCTTGCAAGGTAAATGAACCGATTTGTACCGATTGCCCATCGAACAATCCGCCTTCTAGTGGCTCATCTGGTAGTTCATCTTCTTCTGGTTGTGGTAGTGGTAAAACATTATATAAAGGAACTCAAGGTGGATGTTATTATATAAATAGCAATGGTAACAAAGTATATGTTGACAGAAGTTGTTGTAATTAATATATAATCTTTTAAAAATTAATGTTATGAAAAAAATTTTATTTCTGGCTGTAATGGCAATTTTATTAAATTCCTGCTCCAGTAGTGAAAAGAATTATGTTGATCTAAACGCGACAGTCGGATTCAGCGGTACCCAATTTGTAATCAAAAACAATGACATATTTGATTATACAAATGCAGTAATGGAGATAAATGATAAATTTATGCTAAAGGATTGTACTATTAAATCAGGTGAAACTTATACGGTTGGGATGATGCAATTTGCAGATAGTGATGGTAATCGGTTTGATTTTATGAAAAAGCCACAACAGTTCACCATATACTGTGATATTCCTGAAGGTAAACGTGGATCGCTGTATGCATCCTGGTAATAGTTTTTTTTGAAAATAATTTTGTTTATGTATTGCTAATTCAAAAACTATTCTGATATTTGCACCAGCTAAACAAATAATTCCCCGAGCAATTTAAATATTGCCCGTTCTTCAGGGCTTTTTTTATGCCCATTTCCGTACAGATATTAAAGGCTGACGGCTGTATTATTTCCTTTCTTTTTTGAGCATGCTCGGGATTGATTTGTTTAGCGACGGGGAAGTGTACAGCCGTTTTTCTGTACCATAAAACGCTAAACAAATCAATCGAAATGAAACAAAAACAAATTATTACGACCAATGTACCAGTGCCCCCGGTAGCCGGATCCGGAACATTAGATCAGAAAAACGCCAGGGCTTATCTGCTTTTGATCTATAAACAACTAAAACAATCTATTGACCAACCCACTCAGGTAAATGTTCGTCATGATAGCAGTGAGACATCTGTTCATTTTCAATGCGGATTAAATCAAATTTCCATAAATATGACGGAGGGTTGATTATGGCTGATACACACAAACCTCCTACTACGGTAGCAGAAGCGATAAAAATGGTTATCGCGCTTAACCCTGATTTTGAAGATGTTTATTCTGATTATGAAAAAAAACAGGCGTTTAATAGATTGATAGACTTCTTTAAATTGCTGTTGCCTGACACATAAAACAGGAATTGTCCTTTAAAAGCGTGCTCCGGTGCGCTTTTTTTGTATCCATAAATTAAAACCTCCGATTTATGGTACTCTACAATCATATGGCCTATGGGCTTACGCTTACCCAACAGATGAAACTCTTTAAGGATCATGTCACCAAAAGTTTTCATAAAGCACCCAACTCCGATACGCTGGCCAGTATCAGCAATCAGCTATCGAATATCAATTACCCAATCCTTGTAGCTATTGATGGGCGTGACAGTACTTTCGAAGACAATGAAGCTGAGGCGTTGATCAAGAAACCGCAATATTTCTTTATGCTACTCATGCCCGCAAAGAATGATGATCCGGCGGACATCCTGTCTGCTCAGGAAGTCTGTGAAAAAAACGCACTGCAGATCCAGGCTAAGATGATTAAAGACAGTAGAGCCTACACCGACGGTTTAACCGGATTATTGATCGCTACCTATACCGTGTCAAGTATCGGTCCAATTGGTGATAACCTGTATGGTGTGATTATGGGATTCCGGCTGGAACATGGTATTGAATATAAAGTGATAGCTGATTATTGGAATATATGAGACAGGTAGAATTAACCGAAATGACACCAGCTGATTGGGTTGATGCGAAGACAGGAATGAACAATAATGCATTCAATAAATTGGTACGGATAGCGCGGGCGGGTGGTGTCCAGATTCCAAGTGTGGTGGTTGCAAATTTCAGCCCACGGATAACCTTTGGAAGTGTGGGTGGTGATTCAAGTACTTTTTTACGGGTAAAGGATGTGGAAGCTGCAGAACGATTCAACAGTAGGGTGAAACAATGGAGTGAAGTAGTAGAGCAGGAGCTTAAGCAATCGGCCGATGCCAGGTTTGGACACCGGGCAACTGATCAGATATCCACTGAATTTCCTCGCCTGAGCGAATCGATAAAAACAAATCTACGGTTTGATAAGCAGTTTAAACTTGAAACCCGATCGGTAGGTTTCTCCATTGCCAGACATGGAGTATATCTGCACCAGGGAGCGGGGAAAGGTTATGCAGGACTTACCGGAAGTAAGTGGACCGATAAGTACGATAAAGTTCATACTACTGCAGCACTTAGTATGGGTAAGATGGGAACCGGTAACAGAACGGCCGAGCCCTGGTTTAATGATATCATCCGGAGCCATGAGGATGAATTAGCGGATATACTGGCCGAATACAGTCTGGATTTAGTATTGAATATGAATAGCATTTTTTTACCAGAATAAAGACAACGTTTATGAGAATAATTTCAAACGGAATAGATTTTGACCTTCCAACCGGTTTTGCGGCTGAGTTATCGCGTAATAATGTGATGCTGACCGATGCCGGTGAGCAGACTGCACCGATTACTTTGCCGGGAACGCCTAATAATTTGAAATTGGTAGGCTATAGCGACCGGACAGATAACTACTATAAGCCGTTGACTGACTTGGATGTGATAGTGAGCGATGGACTATTTAACCGGCCATGCAACCTGAGCGTTCATACAGCCAATGAGGAAGATGGGATATCTGCTACAATTTACCTGGGAACGGGTGATTTTTATAGTAAAGTAGTTGATAGGGCAATGTCTTCATTAGCATGGCCTATGTATCAAAATCCGCTGTATATCGGTACTACAGATCCATATTTAATTGGGTTACGTGTTCAGTATTTAATTAATCTCTTAAAGGCGCAATACGGAACTTTTGATTCTGCTGAGATATTCAGGCTGGCACCGGTAGCCACTTCACAATCATTCACCAATTTAGTTCACAGGTTGAAAGCTGATGGTACTTATGAAGATGTAGATGTAGAAAGTTTGTTTGTTCTCAATGGTTTTGAGCAATATCGTCATTTATTGGATTTCTCCGGTGACGGAAGTGATGGTTTGGATATTTTTCAAGGGGAATATGTACAACAACAAAAAGTTAATAGTAATTATATTGACATCAGCTTAGGATATGGTATGACGCCATTCCTGAAAGTAAGGTATTTAATTGATTTTATTTTTACCAGTTTTGGCTATACATTCGACAGCCGTGCCCTGGAGGAAAGAGTTAATGAATATGCTGACGATATTGTACTCCTGAACAATGTAGCTGATGCCATTTATTCCGGACAATTAAAATTCAGTCAGCTAGTTCCAAATGTTACTATCAAGGAATTTATTGCAGCCGTAGAAAAATTCCTTGTTGGTAAATTTATATTTAACGAAATAACTAAAACAGTTGCTTTTTGGGATTACGAAGGTACATTATCCTTAACTCCGGATATGGATATGTCAGATTTTGCAGTGGGAAAAGTGAAACCTGGTGCAGAAGAATTCACCCTGATAAAAACAATTGATACCGGTGATGGGACAGCTAAAAATACAGAAAGTAAAATTAAAACCGAAACTATTGATTTTGATTTCATTAAAGAAATTACCATTAGTGCCGGTTTCAATTCACCGGATACAGTTGGAAAACGACTTTACGCAGAATTAAAAATGGCAACAATCGATGGGATTACACATGCTAATACCAGTATCGAAATTGATGGTATTATTATCGACGGTAAACCTGAAGCATCTACCAATATCCAATTTATAAATATAAATTCATTGCTTGAAACTGCCGTTGTAAATCCTGCAGGTGTAGCTTTATCGTATTATAGAAGTTACCGGCTTTTTACCGGCTTTCCTAATACCAGTTTAGATGCTGTTGATAGTTTTTATACAGCATATAAAAATTTTCGACTAAACAGCAATATCCCTATTGAAATAGAAATGGATATACCTGAGGAAATATTGGAGAAAATGATAATTCAAAATCCTAAACTACTGCAAGGTCAACCGGTACTTATTGAAAGTATTGTACAAACTTTAGGTAAAAAAGGAAACCATAAGGTTAACCTTAGAACCCTTCGTCCATATGTTGACAGGTAATTGAGCTAAGCCGAAATTCTGTCCTTTCTATTGCCTTCTATAAACTTTAATTTTGAACCATGATTTTAAAAATAAACCAAAATACGCCGGTAGCAGCTCCGCAGTTCAATGATATGAATGCGGCTTTAGTTGTATACAGAGTATTTACAGGTCAATCGCTTTATGTAATGTCCGATTTTTTGGCATTCATCACCCGTCCAAGTGCTGATCGTGCTGAATTTTTGAAACTATTCAGTGTGACTGTGACTGTAATGAATAATAAGTACGCAAAACAAATCTATAGCTAATGCCGGTACCAACGATAACGATATTGACCAATGAACTGTATATGGCGGGCAATCCTGTTTTGGCATGGCTATACACCGGGCTGAATATGTCGGGGAGATACAGGCTATATAAACACGACGGGACTGAAGGTGTGTATGCATACACAATACTTATCTATGAAGGGATTGTCTTTACTGCTTCCGATTATGCAGAAGTAAACCTGACAAGTTTATTTGCTGATTTGAAAAGCACAGCAGGCGTGGAACGCTACTGTCTGACGCTGGTGGATGCTGAAGATGTGGAGTCGGGGTTTGTAGATGGGCAAATGGTTGTCTATGGCGGAGGGATTAGTAAATTAATGACTCGTCAATTAATTGGCAGTATTTTCCAGAATAAACTGGCAAATAATGACGTGAATTTCTTCCTGTCTACGCGAACGAATAATACAACCATAACCATCAGGGAAGATGAATTGCTTCCGCTTTATTTTTACGGCAAAGGCCATAGTTTTACCGTAAAAGCCAATAATATAACTGTAGCTACCTATGCACACGGGTTATATGACATTGACAGTCTTCAGAGTCTGGATTTTGCAGCCCTTCGCCTGGCATTGATTACTTCGGATAATGTGCTGGCTTCGGTATTCGATATTTTAACCGATACCAGCTATATCTGTTCGATAATGATTACTGAAGGCGAACCTACTAATTACTTTCTGAAATTCAAAAACTCCTGGGGTGCGTGGGAAAAAATTGCATTATCGGCAGATATGGATTATATGCCGGTAATGGGTGAGGCTGTAAAAGTAGCCAAGTATGATGCCCTGATATCGGATTTTGTAAATAAAACGGAACGGAAGGAAATAACGAACATCTACCAGGCTTCTACAACATACAGAAACTCCGACGATCGTTTATTTTTACTGGATATGCTGCACAGTCAGGATGTGATACTGATTGCTCACGGTCACGAATATGCAGTGAATGTAACAACAGATACCAATATGTTTGCTACTACCAAGGGCGAACCAGGCATTGTAAGTTTGAAAATAGAATTGATTGATACAGACGAATTCTTTAGCCCATTGATAGTGGAAGATGAATTTGAAACATTGGGTGCAACAACATTAGAACAGATAACCTCCGGCGGTGCCGTAATTTTATTATAATATGGACCAAAAACGATTTTCAGAAGATTTTACTCATTGGCTATCTGTGTTGACTTCAACATGGCGACTTATGATGGAACATCCAGAAACAGGAGTGGAGTATTGGGTTACAATAGATCAACTTATGTTATTGGCTCCTTCGGGCGGTGGAGGCACCGGCGGCGTAATTTCATTTCCAGTCACTTCCCTTTCCGACCTTAACCGCGTAGATCTACCAAACGGCAGTTACAACGTAGAAGGTGCGGACGTTGGTTTTACCGGCATTTTGTTTGTGGGGAATTACGAAATTGCAACCGTGCTCGATTCGGTCATTCAGATATATATCAATGGTGGTACACAACTGCTGTATAGGATCATTCCTATTGCCGAACCGCTTGTTTATCCTGCATGGACGAACCTGGGGATTTCGGCAGCTGAGCGAGCCACACTGGAAGCAAATACCACGTTTCTTAATACTCTAAAATCCACCAGAATAACAACGTCAGGCGGTGATATTGAGCTGGATTTTGCGTATGCTGTTTTTAGAACAGTGCACAGTGGCACAGCAGCCGTGGCGCTGACTATATTTAGCAATATCCCAAATTATACTTGCGACAGAGAAGTATATATACTGAATGCAGAGGCAGTAGCTCAGGTATTCACTCCGCGCACTGCCAGCCTGACCGTGGGAGCGGTGACGTACACATTCATTAATATGGGTACGGCAACCATTACCATTCCTGCCGGAAAATCAGCTGAGTTAAGTTACAAAATAATAAAAATAAGCGATACAAGCTATGAGATAAGGCTTGCATTTGCAATTCAACCATAATATGAGACGAAGATATTTATATGGTTCAGGAGAATTAATGCCGGTTAGGGACTCTATGGTTTTTTTTATTGACTCATCAAATTCATTTTGTTATTCGGCGCCATCAACCTCAATTTTTGATTTATCAGGTAATAATTTTACCGGGATGCTTCTAAATGGAGTTTCTTTTAACGAATATGATAAATCATTACTATTTGATGGAATTAACGACGAAATTAGATTTGGCAACTTACAATCGTTGGTTATAAACAAAATAACATTTTCAGCACTTTTTAAAACTTCAAACCAAATATCGCGTTACGATATTTTATGTAAATGGGGGGTGGGTTATATAAACTCTGTAATCCTATTAACAGTCGGAATAGCAGGTAGTAGAATACCATCGGCTTGGGTTTCTAATGGTGTTAATTTACAGACCCATACGGATGGAATATCTGGGTTACTTGACAATAGTTGGAATTATTTAACAGCAACAATGGATGGTGGTATATTGGCACTGTACAACAATGGTATACTTCTTAGTTATTCTGCTGCTCCGTTTAATTTACAGTGGACTTATAGCAATACGCCGTTGAGTATAGGAGTTGATGATAGAAATGAAGGATCACTACATGGAAATTTTGCAATCGCAGATATTCACAATAGAGCTTTATCAGCCGATGAAATTTATAAAAATTACATGTCATTAAAATCTCATTTTAATTTATGAAAACCTACATTTTTCAAAACCAAATCCTAACGTATTCCAAAGCAATCACAGGAATAGCCACGAGCACAGATATTGCAGACAGGGAAACCTGTCATGTTGCGCTATCAGCGGCTCAGGTAGCATTTAGTGAAGCAAATCCAAATGCTTCAGTGCTCGAAGTTTACAACATGAAGTTGAATGAACCGGCACCGGTTACACCAATTCCAAGTGCAGAGCTTCGCCGGCGTGCGTATCAAATGGAATCGGATGAACTATTTCGCATTTATCTAATTTATAAAGATTTGGAAAAAACTCCCGAAGAAATTGAAGCTGCTCGAGTAGCTTGGATTTCAAAACGAGATGAAATAAAAAGTATGTATCCATAAAAACTATAATCATGTTCGAATCCTTCGTTAATTTTATTAAGCCATTTGTTTTGTTCGCCATTACCGGCATAGTGAGTGCGTTCAGTCCGTTGCACGATGTGCTGTATGTGCTCAATATCGTATTCCTGCTCAATATAGTGATGGGAATAGTTACTGATGCACACGTGAATAAGGCAAAATTTAAAATGCGGAAGTTTTTCGAGGCGATTTTTCATATGATGTTGTTTGTCTCGTTGATATTTATAACCAACGAAACCACAACGCGCATGGGTGACCTGGAAGCCGGCAGGATATCGGTGAAGTGGCTGACGTATATTGTAGTTTACGGCTACGCCACCAATGTGTTGAAGAATGCACATGCCACCTGGCCGAATAACCGGATAATTGCATTCCTATATATGCTTATGAGCACGGAGATACTCACAAAGCTCAAGGAATTGATCGGCATTAAAAAAGAGACAGTGACACCTTTTGATCCTAAAAAATAATATTATGGCAAATTATAAATCAGCAATTGCAAGGGTACTTCTTACCGAAGGCGGTTATGCCAATGATCCGGACGATTCCGGTGGCGAAACTTACAGAGGTATTAGCCGTGTAAACTGGCCGAAGTGGAGTGGCTGGGCCACGGTTGACAAAATGAAGGCGCAACCGAACTTTCCGCGAAATTTAAAAGGAAATGTCACGCTGGATATATACGTGACTTTGTTCTATAAAACCAACTTTTGGGACCCGATTGGTGGCGATCAGATCAACGATCAGGCTATTGCTGATCTGATAGTTGATTCGGCCGTAAACGAAGGTATTAAACCGGCTATCCGTCGCGCTCAACTCATTGTAGGTTTACCTGCTACCGGAGTTATTGATCATTTATTAATCGAAAAATTAAATTCATTATGAAAAAGTTATTGATGCTGGTATTCTTACCATTGTTTCTGTTTTGTCAGCCACCAAAACAAGCTCAGGTATTGGTGGTGCAAATTGATTCTACGGCTTATTATAAAGCCAAATGTGATACACTGTCTTATATGGTTTCAGCTTATGAAACAGCTGTAGTTAATTATGAAAATAATGAAACCGGACTAAGTGAAGTGATAGCATCACTCAACGATTCGATTCTAAAGTTGAACGCCAAGCCGTTAATGACAAAGGCTCAGTTTATTGAACTGTACAAATACGAACGTCTATTGAAATACTATAAAATATGCAAGAATAAACCAACGCAATGGAAATATTATAAGGGTTGGTCCATACGGGTTTTTGACAATTAAAATATACTACAATGAAAACACGTAAACGCACATTTATTAAAACGGTATTCCTGATGTTAGTCAGGAATGAACGCTGGTACGCTGACCCGCGAAATATTGAGAAAATTATATTAATGGAACAAATGACACATAAAATAGGATGGGTATGAAAACTAAAAACATTATTTATTTGGTAGTTGTGCTTCTGTTCGCCTGCTCTACGACGAAGAAAACAACGGAAACAAAACTAAAGGCGACCGACACGAGTAAAACCGATGTATCGAAAGAAACGGTAAAGAACACAACTGCAACCACCGCCGATAATACAAAACTGAACGATACAAAATCAGTTGACCGGACGGTTGATCTGCTGAACAAACAGGTTGGTGAAATCACAGGATCGCTAAAAACGTATGATACCACTAAACCGGTAGACTCAATTACCGGTCGTCCACCACTGGCTTCTGAATTGATATTCACAAATAGAACGTCCACCGATAACGCGGTAAAACAAACGGAAAAAACTACTACCACAACAGCCATAGTGAAAGATATTAAAGCCGCTGTAAAAGAGGGCTTAAATATAAAGGTTGACAGCGTGGCCGAAACAAAAGCATTATTAGCACAGGAAGCGCTCACCACCAAAATACGCACTACAAACAACTGGTGGTGGATAGTTATGCTTGTAGTTGCCGGTGCCGGTGTGGGATATTTCTTTATCCGGAAAATTCCTTTTGTGGTGATTTGGATAAAGATTAAAGGACTTTTTGGGATAAAGTAAAGTTGTCCTTTTTTCTCCAAAAAATAAAGTCGAAATTTACAATCTCAAAACAAATAATTTTCTATTACTAACAACAAAATTTTTATTCTTATGAAAAGATTAATTTTTCTTTTGATTGCTTTCGCTTGTGGGTTGACCGCTTCGATAGCTGCCGATGTTGGCACTAAACATGCCGATTATTTACAAAACCCGTTCGTGATTACGCAAATCACACCCATGCCGGTAATGGCTGTAACTTTTGAACCTGCTACGGCGGTTTATAATTTTACACGTCCGGTAACACAAACAGCATTAGCTTATTGCAAAATTGTAGAAACGGATGGGTGGAGGGCTCCGGTGTGGATTCCAAGCCTGGCGATAAGTTATAATGATAATTTAAACGTCAACGATTCCAATTATAATATACGGCTTAATAGGAAGCTAAATAATTATCCGGGAGAATACGGATTTACGCAAAATATTAGAAGTACTGCACGACATGTTTTCGTGATTTTTTCATAAATGTTAGATTTAAGGTTAATTAAGAACGCCCGGACTGTGAAGTTAGGGCGTTTTGTTTTACCCCTCCCAACCTCCCCTGAAGGGGATGAGAAAGATAAGAATGTCCTTTAAAAGCCACAGCGTTGTGGCTTTCTTTGTATTGTACAATTAAAACTGGCAAAAATGGGAAATGATTTTAAACGTGGTATCCGCGTATATTTAGAAACATCCGACTACGGTAAGGGTATTGAGCAAATGGTTGCTGCCACCAAGAAATATGAGTCATCCCTGGAGGAACTGACTGCTGAAAGCAAGCGCATGACTGCAGCCGGTGAAAATACCGGTAAGAAATGGGATGATCTTCAAAAAGTAATGAAGCGTACTGCTGACCAGGTGAAGAAAAGCCAGGCTGTTGAAGCGGATTACCGGGCCAAGTTGCAACAAACCGAAAAAGTACTGAAGAATCTATCCGGAACATCCTACGACGAACTGATCACGGTCCAAAAAAAGTTGCAAAAAGAACTGAAAGCAGCCACACGTGGTACCGAAGATCATAAGGTAAAACTGGAACAATACAACCGCGTGACGAAAGAAGTGGGTGTTTCGCAGCGGGAAATGAATAGTCAGCTGGGAAGTGCTGAAGGTGGATGGAGTAAAGCTGCCAATGGTATCAATAAATATATGGGTATGGCCATGGCAGGTATTGCTGCTATAACCGGTTTGACCATGGGCTTGAAAAAGTTTATGGACATGCGCATGGAACTGGAAGACAGCCAGGCAAACCTGAAAGCATTGACCGGATTGGGTGATACGGATATCCTTTGGCTTACCGAACAGGCCAAACTACTTTCGACAACCACTACCGAAACTGGTGTAAGGATCACTGCTTCCAGTAAGAT